CTCCCCTCATGGCGGCTTCAGCGTAAGTTTGATTAGCGTCCAATTTAAATTTACCGACTTGATCGGCTTGTAAAAGGCCCAATTTTACCTGAGAATCGACCCAGTCTTTACGCTTAGCTAATAAGGTATCTCGCTGAGAGGGATCATTGGCCAAAGTACCGATATCGGTGCGCATTGAATCTTGGAACTTAGCTGCGGTATTTTTACCAGCTAAGTCGGATGCACCTTCGATCGCAGCCTGCGTGAAGTATAATTGAGCTGCAGCTTTATGCCGATTAAAGAGGTTTTGCCCATCATTTGTTTTAATGTCCTGGCTTGCGGCATCCAAGGTTTCATCAACGTGGGCTTTGAACTGATCTACGTCTAAAGTGCCCTTTTGTTTTTGGTCCAATAAATCTTGAGTGAGAGCTGCACGCGCTTTTGAGACTTTTACATCAACATCTGACACATCGTTTTGAACTTCACGTCTATACAAAACATCTGCTGCATTGGATATTTCAGAACCAAAACCACGTACCGCATCGCCAACGTTACCACCGAAAGTGCTGGCATTGGCTTGTTGCACATTTGCGGGTCCTGCTGCATTTACTTGTTGTTCGTACTGCCTAATTTGTGGCATTTAATTCCTCATCCCTTTTTCGATCCCATGTAAGCCATGCTGCCGATTTGCGTAGCTCCGCCTAAAATATCTCCTGCTACAGCCCATCCGCCTGCTGACCTAGCATTACTTGCTGACTGCTGATCCTCTTGCGCTCCTGTTCTAAGAGCCCAAGCTTGCATATCGCCTTCATGTTTAATGTTTAAAACATCCATCTCTGCATTTGCAGCTGATGCCTGAAGTACATCTTGCGCTGCTCCACTTCCCCCACTAACTCCGGAAGCTCCGTAGTTTGCTCTTTGTTGTCCGATGAAGGCATCAGAGTGGATTTGTGAAACTCGCGCATCTTCATTCGCTTTAGCAACAGCCTGCAAAGCTTGCTGCCCTTTGACTGAGGCATTAAATTCATCCTCTTGCGCTTGCGCTTGAGCCTTTTGGTTATCACCAACTGCTTTAACTGCAGTCCCGATTGCTGATATGGCTCCCACTACTAGTAAGGCTGGAGGCATCTTATAATTCTCCTGTAAACCAGAAATGGTTTTCACCACGCTGGGTTTCTTTAAACTTCTGAGACCACTCTCCCATTACATTTAATTTCGAATGCGCAGACCAATGCGTTTTACCGGCAACTTTTGCCGCATTCACAAGGCAGGTGAAAAGTAATTCAACTGCGATTTGTCTTTCATTTTTTGTGGAAGCTGGATTTGAAACGATATTGTCCATGTAGCAAAGGCAAGTGTCTGTGAGATATACACTCCCCACAACTATGGGTTTATCCCCATCAAAAATAACAAAAGTGTTTTTTGGAAAACCATGAAAAGGCATGGAGCCGTATCCTGCGGCATTCCACCAAGAGTTTACTTCGAATAAATGCTCCGGCGCAAAGCGCTCAACTTTCATTTTTCACCATTGCGTATAAAGATACGTCCCCTCCATCTGAGCGATAGCACTTCAAGCATTCAGCTTCTTTTTTAAAACCTAATGTGTGAGCCCATCTGTGGCCTTCTAGATAGTTGTAATCAACAACCATCTCGATGCGCTTGATCGGTGAGAGATCTAAAAACTTCTGAACTATTTTATGGATTTTAATAAAATCTTTTCGTTTGGTGTTTCCGATTATCAGCCAGGCTTCTCCTCGGTTAAACCAATATTGTCTGATGCCGCCAATAACTACTGGCTTTTTATCGTCGTCTAAAATCGTGTAAGTTTCATTTCCAGCTTCTAAGGAAATTCCATGCTCTTTTTTAAGCCAAGGTTTTAGCTTGGCATCAGTGATGCCGTTTTCTAATAAATAATCAAAGTGTTCTGCTTTAAATTGCATTACTTCCATTACCTATCCTGTGTTTCCATATCGGGGAATATTCCTAAAATAGTTCCCGGAAATGGACCCGATTGTTGCCAACAAAACATATTGTCAAAGTCATAGCCTGAAGAGAGAAGCTGAGTTGTAATTCCTGTGAAAAGAGCTGAAGTGTCGGCCATAGTGCCTGCTTGAGAACTATCAAGTGTGACGTCATCAAGCGATCCGAAGTCAGGACCAAACTTAAATCCCAAAGTGTTTAATAGATGAAAACCCACTCTGTTTGTTCTACGAGTTTTTCCAATAGCTGATCCATCTGCAGCTCCTGCGTCTGATCTAAGCTTTTGGCCTTTGCTATCAAACGCATAACCCACAACAACATTAGAGGCGGCAACAGGCAGAGTTATTCTGCCGTTAACAGGGACAAGATTTGTAACTTCCACTCCGTCGGCAAGTGCTGCGAGAGTTTCACCATTTAAGTGATTAATTCCAGAGATGGTTGTAGTTGCAGAACCTGAATAAGAAAGCCCTGAGTCCAATTGAAATGCGTCTGACAAAGTGTCGGCCGAGCCGAATATCGGAGTTAAATATTCTATGTATCTTGCCGTTACGCCGTTGATAGTCCTTTTTACTATTAAATAAACTTGATCAGACAAACCATCAGATGAAGGTATTACCGCAACGTCTTCCACCGAAGACGAAACGCCTCCCATAATATGTCTTGACCAGCCAACCTTAAGAGCTTCAAGATCTCTCTCATACGTCAAGGCTGTTAAGACTCCGTCTGCTCTCAAAGCCCATGCTATTGGTTGAGGGTTTTTCTGAACCGCAAGTCTTACTATTCCACTTTGAGTGACATGTTCTGCAAACTGAGTTAAATCATTGGCAACAAAACCATAGATGGTATAAATAGACGGCTGTAACTCTCTGACTTTAGTTGCACCTAGCTGAACAAAAAGACTGTTTTTTCCTGATTGAATAGCTTGTACATTTGCACCGCCTGCAGAAGTGGTTTTACTTGCAGACACACTAAGTGCTGTTAAAGCGCTGCCTGCATCAGCACCATTGACGACCCACTCGGCATCACTTGTTCCCATTAAAAGTCCGCGCTCATCAGTGGTCATCCATTGTATCTGATTAAAATTTTGTGCGCCTAGTGTGAAACCGAAAGCATTAGCCGCAGTTACGTTTCCAGCGGCATCTGTAGGACTAAAATTTTCGTAATCAGAAGCGTTGCTTCCATCAAATCGGGCCGGGTTTAAAGTTGGCCCCCCGAACACTACCCTATCTTGATGAATAACAACTGTCGTAGGGTAACCGTCGTAGCCGCTCCAAAGACCCCATCTGAACACAGAGCAGACAGTTGCGCTAGTTATGTTGCCTGCAACATCAGTTACTCCTTGGGGATGATTACCGAAATAGGTCTGATTTATTCTAGCGACAAGTGTGGAGTCTATTTGATTTATTCTAGTCCAGTACCAATTTCCAGCGTTTTGTATTCTGACAACTCTTCCTATATCAGTGGCTTGAAAACCAGTTCCACCATTTATTCCGGCAATTGACGACAGCACTATTTCCCAATAGTTGTTTGGTCCAGCCACTATGTGGTTTACAGTAAGGGTTATTGAGGCAAGAGCGTCGCCCGGGTCTACGTCGTAATAAGGCCCGTCACTGTTGTTAAGCGAGGCGAGGGTCCAATTCAATTCCGCTATTCGGGTTAATTTTTGGGGCTGATAGCTAGGATGTGCAAAGTACATTACATCGTCGCTTTGGACATATTGTATTGTAGAAAGATCCGCAGTTAGATACGGAGAAGTAATTTCGTAAATTTTATAAGCTGCACCTGCAGAAGCATAGGCCGTGTAGCCGGAGGAATTTTCTCCAGTAAGCTCAAACGTGTTTGTAGTGACGTTGGCCACAACAAATTCTCTGTTGTTTAATTCAGTCATTCCTAAAACACCGGAAACGACAATTCGATCGCCATTCGAATAGCCGTGAGAATTTGAGGTCACTACCGCAGGATTTGCCTGAGTAATCCCAGTTATGTTTTTTGAAACGCTAGTGAGAATTGCCCCGTCTTTAAAAACTCTAATGTATTGGTTCCCAAATTCCAGCATGTAGGATTGACTTGTTGAAAAAACAAAAGGGATTAATCTCGTCTTAGCGGTTTGATCTTTTACCGGAAAAACAAACTCAGAGCCAGGTCTGCGGGTAATTGGACCTTGGAGTAAAGGAATGTAGTTTTCGCAAATGGCTAAACATTCCTTGTATCTTGGAATTGTAACTCGGCCTTGAGATAAAGGGCTTATCTCTCCGCCTGCAAAACTATCTTGAATTGTTGATGCCCTTGCCATTTAAACCCTCTTAGTTTCTACAAGTTAAATACGTATCCGGTGCCGGATCAGCCGGAGCTATTTCAATCGAAGAGGCGTGTTTTGCATCTCCAATGAGTTGTAAATATTCCTGCATTAATGCTGCTTTTTTAGAATTTGATTGAGTGATCTCTTCACAAACTTCAATCGCTAAAGCTGTTGAGACAACTTCACAAAATATAGAATCCCAAGTTGTGGTGTCTGTGATGTCTGCAATGTATCGAACATTTAAAGGAGCGGTTTGGTTTGTAACGATTTTATTTCCAGCTTCTATAACCCAATCACTTTGACCTGTGGCCGAAGTGGAAGATCCAAAGGACAAAGTGTTATTGTCAGCACTATAAAAAGTCTCAGGATAAGAATTTGTGAGTTTAAGAAAGTCAGCCGGAAGTGTATATGAATTTGATCGACCCCAAGTTGGGGCTGGAGTATCGGCAGCTAACTGAACCCTAGTGATAGCAAAATTCCAATCATACTTTCTAAGCTCTGATTTTCTAATTATAGGATAAGCCAAGTTAACGGCTCTAGCTGAAACGGAAGCTTCCGCCAAGGCTGCAATTCTTTTAGCTCCTAGCTTTTGAAGTGCTCTATTACAAATGTCAACATCAGAAGCCATTACATACCCCCCATTTTACCAAAGCGATCTGTTGGAAATTGCAAAACTGTGCTGAGAATTATTACCGCCAAGACGTAAATTCCGGTTTTTAAAACAGCGTTAAAAGTGTAAGTGACTCCGGATTTTACGTTGGCCTCAAGTGGATCAGTGTACCGGTCTGATCCATCATAAGTTCCGGTCAAAGAATCTGATGAGTCATAGGCATATCCAATTTTAACGTTTGCAATTGCTGGAATTCTTGCCGTTCCGGTTCTATTGGAAGATCCATTAAAACTATAAGTGGTGGCAAGCCTTACGTTAGCCACACCTGGGTCTGAGTAGAGAGTGTCTGCAGCAGTGGTGAAGGAAGTTTCACTTGAGACCATGACTTCACCCAGCGGATTGTAAGCACAAGCCTGAATGTAATAAGTTGTTGCCGGATAAAGATTTTGCAGAGTCACTGAATGGCCGAGCCTTTTCCAAGCCAGGGCAAGTCCGTTGTAAGTAGTCCTCCAGCCAGTAAAAATTAATCCCCAGCTTTCTTCATCTTGTGGGCACTCTGTTTCCATGTTGTAAGAACCTGATGAAGTGCCGTATCTAACAAATGGCAAACCAAAATGGCGTAATTGTTTTTTGATTGTGTCAGCTTGAGCAGAGGTATGAGAAAAACTTAAGTTACTTTCCAGGGTTAAACTTGTACCAGCGGAAATTGAAGCAATCCGTCCTGTTTCATACCTTGCCGTTCCGTAACCTATTTCAATAAGTTCACCAACTTCAAAACCAGTGGTTGTGGTAGTGGATAAAACTTTTTGACCACTTGCAGAATCGGTTGTGACCGTTGAGCTTCCTTGACCAGACACGACACCGTTGGCACAATCATAAGTTATAACCACCTGCTTATCTGTGGGAGTCCCAACGACAACATTGTCGCAAGTCAAAGGCCTATTTCTAGAAGACTTAGGATTTGTGCGGCTGGCAGTCAGTACAGAGTACTGATGAGGTACAGCCGACGAAGTCGTGGAAGCCGATGTATCAATATTGTCTTTATTTGCAGCGTTGGTGCCAGCCATATAGTCATTGTCTGAAGTTGATGTCCCATAACTTGTAGAATTGGTAATGGCTATTGCCTGAAAGCCTGCCCATTTTTTTGTGACCCAGTCATTAAACGCGGAGGCTAAAATTCCGACTCCGCCGGTGCCTGATCCAAAAACAGAGCGTGAGCCGTCAATAACATTTCGTCTCAACTCATAATTTGAGGTTCCAGTGCCAGAGCTATTTCCTACAATAATGGCGCCGTCGTTTGCTGCTGTTCCATAGTGGTAACAATCTTGAATGGTGTAGAACTTGCCTGTTCCACCGACGTTGTCAAATTGCTGATTTTGTTGGCAGAAATTTATTGAATCTCTGACAATCTGTCGAGTAGGTCCGTTTGAAGCGCCGAGATTTATTCCCGTAAAATTATTTGTGGCAATCCAGTGACGATTCATAATTTCAGTGAATGCCGTGTTTGCAGTAGAAAAGTTTGTTCCGGCTCCCTTACCTGCGGCCATGTAAATTCCAGACCAAGTTTTATTTTGGTCTAAGGTACCGCTAGAAATAAATGGATATGATAAATTTCCCTCTATCCAAAGCGGGCCAAAAACGCTACCAGTTCCGCTTGGTGAACCAGCAGGTGCGGTGAGAGGAAGGCTAGCGTCTAAAATCTTTATCCAATTAAAACCTGTGATTGTAGATGAGTTAACAGTTATGCCAGACCATGAACCCATCGCTCTTGCCGAGGTTCTTGTTGATGATTGTATTGTAAAAAATGTAGATTCAGTTTTATTCCACCTAACCTTACAAGATCCGGTGAGTGTTAAACTGAAAGCTCCAGTGACTTCCACAACCCCATTATCTGCGGGCTCTGAAATACATCCGTTTCCGATTGAGGTACTTCCAGTAATTGTATCCCCATTCAAAAATTTATGAACAATTTCATATGTGCTGGAGGTTGTCGGTTGAGTTCCGGTCCATGCAGATACTGTAATTACCGTTGCAGTATTACTCACAATTAGAGTGTCGGTACCAGCACCAGGGCCAGTGAGAATTCTAATCCAAAAGTTAGCTAGTGTAACGCCAGCAGAAGTGGGCCAAGACGCACCTGAGTTTGTAAGTGTAGTTGAGGATACAGCAGTGGGCGTTGTACCGGGAGTAGTTATTGTAAAGGTTCCGGTCCAAGCAGCCATAGGGTTAGTTTCCTATCGCATTTTTTAGAGCGGCTTCTTTGTCGTTATATTTTTTAATTAAGGCTTCTGCTTCGGCTTGCATTTGCTCGGCATCGGCTTTAGCTTTGGCAGCTTCTTTTAACTGCTTTTTAAGATCATTCATTACAGCAGCGTACTCACTAGAGAAGTTCTTTTGTTGAGCCTCAAGCTCGTGCTCTCCTGCTACGAGAGCCGCTTCTCGCTCAACAAAGTTTGATGCCGTATCTTGCGCCAGTTGCAATTTACCAGCTACTTCACTCTCTCTTTTTACGAGATCAGCTTTTTGAGCTTCAATCATTTTAAGACCGTTACTGATCTCTAAGCTCTTGTCACTTTGAGCACTGACTGCCTCGTTTGCACTTTTAACAGAAGCTTCAATTTGAGCCAGCAGCTGACTTGCCTTTTTAGGATCAGTGATTAAAGCAATTAAGTCTTTAACCTCTTGCACCGCTAATGCCGGTGGGGGAGCAATTACATTTCCAAAAGCCATTTTTAATCTCCCTTATGTGTTAGCGATAACTGAAATTATGTCCCCAGGTCTTACTCCGAAATATTCGGTAGTTCCCGCAGCCATTCGCGCATCATTTGCCGTAGCAGTCACTGCAGGTCCAATTTTAACTGAACAAATTGAATCTGTGTGGACTCTAATAAATTTAGTGTTCGCATTAAAAGCAGCACTCTCAGCGTGTGTGCTGAAAGTAATTGGGCTACTAGCATTGACGATGCAAGGCTCTTGACCCATACCACCCATTTGCCCGGTTCGGACAATTGGCTGAGTTGAATATTCAGTTACATAAAGCTTTCCCATTTAAAACTCCCCTTATAAATCAGTCAGAAACTTAGATTGGTTTTTTAAAATCCATTCTTTCAATCTTTCCATGATGATTAGGATTTCAGCTTTTGTAAGACCTTTAGTTAGGTCTATTCTAACTTCAACATCAGTGGATCCGGTAGCCGTGGCGCTCTCAGTAACTTGCTGAGTTCCAGCAGCACTTGTTCTGCCAGTTTGTCCCCTGTTTAATCCGTAAAAAGCACTTGCCATAAATTCTCCTTAAATTGTGAATTCAATCTGCATTGCGATATTTCCGGAACTTGAACTTAATGTCGTTCCAACAACGCAAATGTCATACATTATCATTGGATCTGCCGATAATCCGAGTAGCTCCCACAGTCTTTTCTCAACATTGGAAATGCCAAGGTTGTTAAAAATAACATCGTAGGGCTCTGTTTGAGCGACCGACAAATCAATGCCAGTTGCAAACAAAGCAGCACTTACTGCCGCTCCCTGGTTTCCAGCGGTGTCTTGAATATTATAAAGTCCAACTGTGGCGCTTGTGGCTCCACTGATGGCATCTGAAAATATTCTCATCCCATGGACTCTGCATCCAGACGGAACACGAGCAAAACGATAAACGCTTCCACTTGCGTCGGCTGCGACTACTGCCGCAGTTCCGGCTGCGCAATACATGGGGCCTTTAACTAAAAAGTTATTGTTATGAACCGAAGGAAACCCGGCATCAGAGTTTGTAATGCCGGTAGATTTAGTGTTTGCAACTCCCATTTAAGATCCCCTTTTTATTAAACTGAATAGGCAACTTTACAAATCAAATTACAACCGGTGGTCGTGTTGTTGGCACCCGAAGTTGCAACAACGTCATACCATTTGCTGGGGTCTGAACTTAAACCAGAAAGATTTTGCCAAACCATTTTCTCAGCTCCAGACATCAAGTTTGTCCCGGCTCCTGATGCGGTAAATGTGGCATCAGTTGCAGCAAACCTTGTCGACGGATCTAGAGAAGATTTAAAGAAACCTGATTTAACGATCGCACCTGCGTTTGCAGTGGTGTCGTATAAATCCATGCTCAAAGTCATGTTTGCTCCGGCGCTAGCGTCGGACCATAACTGAACACTTGAAATTCTTGCGTTGGAAGGAATGGATAAAAAACGATAAGTGGATCCAGTCGTATCAGTTGCACCTACGGCGCAAACGCCGACGGCTTCAATTACAGCACCTGATGCCACACTTGCGTTATTAAGCACTTCCGGAGACGCGTCTCGGTTTGTGATTTGAGTTGATTTTATTGTCGCTACAGACATGGTTACTCTCCTTTTAAATTAAGGTGGGGAGATTAATCCCCACCAAATACAAGTTTCTAATTATGACTGCTCTGTGAGAATGGTTACGACTTTCTTCTCTTCAAGCCTTGTAGCTCCTGCGGTCATGTACAAATATGTCTGCCAAGGAAGTCCAGAAATATCTTTACGCTGACTGATGTCAGTAGCCATGTCATTCCAAATTCCAAGATACATTCCTGATTTAGCAAACATGGGGCAAAGAGTTGCGTCCGTGTCTGTTGCATCTAAAATCAATCTTTCGCAGTAAACAAAGTTTACTCCCAAAAATCTTTTAACAATGCCGTCAACCAAAACAGGTTTGTCGTTAAAATCCATGCTGATGATTTGAGTTTCAGCTAAAAGGTTGTCATGCAGTTGAGCATTTACAACGCAGACAATTTCATCTGACTCAAGATCAACTTGGTTTTTCATCAAAAGGCGTTTGCCTTCTCTGATTTTTGCAACAGTCAAACCAACGTCTGAGCTTGAAGCGAAGTTTACGGCAACATCGTTACCGGCTAATCGAACTGTTGAAGTGGCTCCTGAAACGCCTGTTTTAGCGGTTCCAGATTGAGCAGCGATAAGTAAGTCATCATATTGACGACCGGCTGCGTACACGGCGTTTGTCACATAATGAGATTGAGGATCAGTCAACAAGCGAAGCTTGTCGAAGCTATCAATCATTTGTGGCAAATCAAAATCGCTGGGGAATACCCATCGACGATCAGTGGATGCATCAACGCGACCAATAGGCGCAAAGCGCTGGGTCACGGGCTGCATTACAACTGCACCGATTTGATCCACAGGTGAGGCTTGTTGGCCAACATGGCTTCCAGACATTACGTGTGGACGAAGTTTAGATCCTTTTTGTTGAAGAAGTAATTGTACGTTTGTAGCGTACTGATTCACATAAAATGTAGGTAAATTTACGGACATGATGTCCCTCCCAAAAACGTTAATGTTGATATCGTTTTCGAAGGGCTTATCTGATCGACAAGCGGGGATTTCGTTAAGAAACCTTATCCGCTAACTCACAGGACCAACTTCATACCTTCCTTTAAACCCGAAGGCATTGGCGCAGTCTTTCCCACTGTCATCCGGCCTCTTTAGAGGTTCCCGGAAGCTTTCCCATACTTCTAATCCAACAACTAACTCGGAACCGGTCAAGAAATATTTAGTCCAGATTTAAAATTGCACTCCATCAACCGGCTCTGGATAAGCAAACCGCATTAATCTTTCCATCTGGTTTCTTGCCTCTTTATCTCCGGTTAGATATTTACTGACCCAACCTTGATCCGCTTTTAGTTCTGCAATCTGGCCCCTTGCCACATCCGGAGTCAGAGCCCCTTTGAACCCAGACTCACCGCCAGTTACAAAAGAGTCTTCTCCCAATTTTGATCCCACTTGAGCCAAAAACTTCATAGTTGCTGAATACCCCAAAGCACTTTCAAGTTTTGCGAGCTCCTCTTTTCCTAGGCCAAAAGTCTGAGCCGCTTTTCCACACGCCTTTGTTTGATCTTCAAAAGCTGCTCCCCATTCTCTTTGAAGTGCTGTTTTCTCAGTAGCCAGTTGTTGAGCTTGAGCTTGCTGGTTTTTAGCAGCATCTCCGTTTGCATATTTATTAAATTCATTTGCCACAAGCTCACCTTGGCTTTTAGAAAGGCCAGCTTTATGAAAAAGCTCTTTAGCAAATTTTGAAAACTCTTGATTAACTTGCATTCCTTCCGGAGCTGCAAACGTGTACTCATCCGAAGTTTTAGGCCTTCCTAAGCGATCATAGACTTCACCCATCTCTGGGGCATCAAACTTCTCAGGCAATTTTAAAAGCCTGTCTTTAGGAGCTCCCATTAATGTTTCTAAATTTTTATAAGATTCTAAAACCATGGCAGGATCTTTAAAACCTTTTGAACTGACATACGCTTTTTGCGCATCCGGAAGAGATGCAGTCCAATCAGCCGGTGTACTTGTTCCTGCTGCAGGCATTCCATGACTTGGTGAAGCCGGATCCACTGTTGCTGTTGCGCCACTTGCGCTTGATTGAATTGTTGTTCCGCCTGCTGCTACGTCTGTCATATCTTTTCCCCTATTCTAATATTTTTAAAAGCTCTTCAGGTGTGAGCTGAATGAACTGTTGAATTCGTAAAAAAGTTTCTCGTCTTCCTTCTAAAACTGCATGCATTCTTGGATCGGGATGAAATGTTGTAGAATTAGCTCTACAAAATTTGGCCAGATCCTTAATAACTCTTTGAGCGTGAACACTCTCTTTATTAAAAGTAATAGCGTAGGCTTGTTTTCTAAAAGACAACAAGCTTAGTAATTTAGATCTGCCCTCTAAAATAAAGACCTCATAAAAATTTATTTCATCTTGAAAGAATTAAAACCACATCATGTGATTATTGTTTGTTGGCAGCGGTTTGTTTCGCTTGCGCTGAAATCATAGCCGCTGCACCTGGAGCCACTTGTGTTGCCTGCTGAACTTGTTTGTCTTGTGCTCTTTGATCTCTGATCTTTTTTATATCCTCAACGCTGTTCATCCAGTGGTATGGAACACCTTGAATGGTAGCCACTTCCGGAAGTATTTTATCAAAATTAAAATTATCAAGTGGCGAAGGATCTTGAGTGGCATTGACTATGTTGATTGTGTTTTCCAAAGTTCTCATCATACCCGCGACCTCTTCGGCTTTCTGAGACCTTGTGATCGGAGATGAGTATTGCATTTTATAATGACCTTGAGCTTCAACAAGGGCTCGCGGCATTGGAGGTAGCATCCCTTGACGGGCCAGTAAATCAAGCTCTCGATCAATCATGGGGCCAAGATATTCTGAATGTTGCCTTCCGATCGTGGGAGCAAGTAAAATAGATTTCTCTTTTACTCTTTCCATCACTTCAGTGGCCGTCATTGTTGGAGTTTCTGTAAGAATTTGAAATAGATTTACCAAAAACGCATCGTTAATTATTTTTCGCTCATCGTCCATGGTCTCTTTACCGGCTTGAATGTTTCCGGTGGGGAGCATGTGGACAAGGGGTTGGCCTTGAGCTGAGACTCCGCCTGCGTTTATGCTGCCAGGTCTGAAATCAAAAGCGTCGGCCACTCCGTCATCGTGAGTGAGTAAAACTGGATCCACAATTCGGTGAGCTTGTTTTAATAAGGCTTTTTTCTGCTCATTAAGTGTTTTTACTGCAGGCAAGACATCCATCGCTGGAGATCTTCCGTACACTTCGTTATCAAATTGTTCGTATCTTGAGATGGCATAAGGGAAAGTATTATAGCCATTCTCTGAAAGTAATGTCTGCCCCTGAACTGAAATGTAGTATGAAACAAAACGCATCCCGCGATAATCAGAGCGAGTAACATCCAAATCTTCTCTGGGTTTCACACAGTGGATAAATTGAAGCTGAGTATCTGGAGCTGACTTTGCTTTTTCTATGATCTCGGGGCCACAATTATCACCCCATTTTTGATAAGCTTGACGAGCAGTCATGGGGAAATATCTATAAGCCCTATCGACTAAACCTTGATGATTTTCCATGAAATAGATTTGAGCTAAATGAATGTAGCGATATCTTAAACCCTTTTCACGAGTTAGCTCGTCTATAAATAGGGTTCCGGTTCCATAAGCTCCCAATGCTCTATAGTTTTTTTGATTGTGCGAGGCAAAGTTAGCATTAGGGGCATAACGGTACTTAAACAATAAACCGTTTGCTTGCTCCATCCAAAGCTGAACATCACGACGTTTATTTAACGAGTCATCAGATGCCGCCATCATGTGCCAAGTTTCATTTCTCGGTGTGAGCAAAGAATCTAAAATGGCTGCAAAGTTTTTAAGAGCATTAGCTGCTGTTGAATCAAAAACAAACTGAGTTCTTTTTTCCCCTTGGCTGCGCTGCTGATTAAAAGCATTAAAATAAGCGACCTCATTAGGGATCATTCTCTGCGCAATTTCTTGCCAGTGAGTTTCAAAATTTCCACGTAAAGCTGCAGCTTGGTTAAATTCTTTTATAAC